AGATCTGATCGAGGCTGTGAACCATCGGGATCATCAACTGGGCGTTGCCAAAACTGGCAGCGCGCAAAATCGCCCGTAGTTGAGTGCGGAACAGGCCAGACTTACGCATTTGGGGGCTGAATGCTTTTGACCCGTCGCAGGGCAATTTACTNTTACGAACTCTGATGGGATTCTGACTTCCTCACTATTGAGGTGTTTCATTAATTTATCAACAAGTTCTGTTTTTTCTTCCTCTTTTAAATCGGACATATGGCCTGAAGCAAGCGATTCGATATCAGAAAGCCTTGCAGAGTGCTCGTTGTCAAATTGCTTTTCTAAGTATTTGATAACATCATTTCTAAATGACTCTGCTTGATTTTTTAAAAGAGGTTCTTTCTTAAAGAAACGCCTTATTTCATCTGGTAACTTACGGGTTGCACCTGCTGAAGCAATCCCCTTGTCACATCCTAATGCTGCTATAAAATATGCTGCCGCTGACTGTCCCGTAGTTTTGCTTATAAAGCTTAGATAACTTAAGTCTGTTTTTTTTAAGTCATCTGCTTTTTGGTATTCTTCATAATATCTGAAATTTATTTTTGCTGCTTGGTTAATATTACCAAGTTCTAAGTGAATCATTTCCTCTGGCTCTAAATTTTCACTAATAGTTACGCCATTAGTTTTTTTGATCATTGTAACCAATAGATAACGGAAACCAGATAAAATATAATCAGTAAAAACAACATATCCTCCAGAAGCCCAAATCTGCTCTTGAGCAGATTTATACATTTGTTTCATAACTTCCTTCGATAATTCAATGAAATCACTTGAAACAGATTGTTGAACTAAAGAGTATTTATGAAATAGTTCTGGTATAGGGCCTTGCTTTGTTTTATTTTTAATAAAAACACCATAATGCGCTGAGTTCCCTTTTGAACCATACAAATCAATAACACCGTCTACTAATTTTTTTACTATATCATTTGTTTTATCTAGTTCTGTATCACGAAGATTGTATGGTTTGGAGTGATCGAAGTCTTTATTAGATTCTTTTAAGAGCTCATGAACGATTACGTGGCGTATGCTTACTTTGCTCATTTTTTTGGTCAATTCCATGCGGTTAAGCTAACAATTGTAAAGAGCATAATAAATTACTAACGCGTACGCAAAAACTATCATAATCTGTTAAGAGTGGTTACTTCGCCACACAGCTTAAACCCGCGTCGAGCGGGTTTTGTCGTTTCTGGGGCTGGGGATTCGTTGGTTCTGGCCTATTCCGCAGTTATCCATTGGTTCGGCTTCTTTGACGTTTCCGCTTCTGATTTGCGGTACATGATGTTCCCTCAATTTGCACCTGCTGTATCAGCGAGGTGAGAGATAACTACAAATGCCTCATAACCCAAATACCTGGTTGGAGTTGGTCCAGAGCTGGTGGCGTGGAGACACACCGCTGGGCGCAGTGATTATGTCGATCGTTATGGCTGGTTTGCGCATCGCCTATTTTGGCGGTGGTGGTGGCTGGAAGCGAAAAACGCTTGAGATTTTGCTATGTGGCGCTCTGACGCTGACCTTTGCATCCGCTCTTGAGTATGTCGGATGGCCTAAATCACTTTCTGTTGCCATTGGTGGTGGGGTGGGGCTGATCGGTGTCGATGCTATTCGTGGGGCTGCAATGCGAGTAATCGGTAACAAATTTGGTGGCTCTAAGGAGTAATTTATGCAGGTACTAAATTCCCAGCGTAAAGCTTTCCTTGATATGGTGGCTTGGTCAGAAGGAACGGATAACGGACGACAACCGACACGTAACCACGGTTATGACGTTATTGTCGGTGGTGAACTCTTCACTGATTACTCCGATCACCCTCGCAAACTTGTCACGCTAAACCCCAAACTCAAATCAACAGCCGCCGGACGCTACCAGCTTCTTTCCCGTTGGTGGGATGCCTACCGTAAGCAGCTTGGCCTGAAAGACTTCTCTCCGAAAAGCCAGGATGCTGTTGCGCTGCAGCAGATTAAAGAGCGTGGCGCTTTACCAATGATTGATCGCGGCGATATTCGTCAGGCTATCGACCGTTGCAGCAATATCTGGGCTTCACTGCCGGGGGCTGGTTACGGTCAGTTCGAGCATAAGGCTGACAGCCTGATTGCAAAATTCAAAGAAGCTGGCGGAACGGTAAGAGAGATTGAGGCATGAGCAGAGTCACCGCGATTATCTCCGCTCTTGTTATCTGCATCATCGTCTGCCTGTCATGGGCTGTTAATCATTACCGTGATAACGCCATTACCTACAAAGAACAGCGCGATAAAGCCACATCCATCATCGCTGATATGCAGAAGCGTCAACGTGATGTAGCAGAACTCGACGCCAGATACACAAAGGAGCTTGCTGATGCTAACGCGACTATCGAAAGTCTCCGTGCTGATGTTTCTTCTGGGCGTAAGCGCCTGCAAGTCGCCGCCACCTGTGCAAAATCAACGACCAGAGCCAGCGGCATGGGCGATGGAGAAAGCCCAGGACTTACAGCAGATGCTGAATTCAATTATTACCGTCTCCGAAGTGGAATCGACAGGATAACCGCACAGGTTAATTACCTACAGGAATACATCAGAACTCAATGCATGAATTAAAAGAGGCAGATTGATCGTGTTTTCGAAGTGTTATACCACGCCCGTTCTGTTAATTTGGCAAAATCTGTTCTGATGCAATGAGTATCGAAAGATTTATTGGACTGGTTGCTTTGGTTATCACTGTTATCGCTGGAGTTGTTGGCCTAGGGCGTATCCGTGGCACTAGTAAAAGAAGAGGTTAAAACTGCTCTGTTATACACTGAAGTTAACGCAGCGGCTAAGCACTCAGCAGCAGGACACCGTGTAGAGGCAACGGAAGAGGCCAGAAATATACAGCAGACTATTAACCATATTCCTGGTGACTCTGTTGAGCGCGGTATGCATAAGAAATACAAACGTACAATTTGAAGTGGTATATTTTTCTTGTTAGTAGATGAATATAATATACCACACAGAATACGATATAATTATTGCTCATGCTTACCTAAATATGAAAAACAATAAAGTTATAAGTAGACAAGTGTTTTGTTACTTTTAATAATTGATGTGATGTATATATTAAGATTGAAAAATTTAATCATTCTTTCCACATATAAATTAAGTGGTTCCCTTAGCTTGTCATTTTTGATGATAAGTGAGAGAATATGAACATTATATGATGGAGATAATATGTCAAACATAAAAATCAAACAAGCTATTGAAAAGATTGCGGAGTTCAGAGCAGCATCTGCTGCGATGGCTGATGCTCACATGGTTCTTATTACAGAGCTATTGAACTCAATTGAGGATATCCGCAAAAACTCTGGTGATAATCTCTCTGAGTTTGAAAAAGGACAGGTTGCTCTCTACATAAAAATTAGCCCAGTTGTGAAAAATGGAATTTCGAGTATTGAAAAATATAATGAGTCTTTAAGTTCAGACTATGTTGAGGCTATGAACTCCTTATCTAAAATTGCGGGAGGGAATTCAAATGTCGATTGAAGATGTTGGAAGCATCCTTGATAGATTAAAAGTAGCCAGGATCGAAAATAAAAAAATTGAAGAGTCAGCTGGAAAAGCAGAGGAAAATGCTGTTAACTCTAAGCATACTGATGGTAAAACACGAAGCGCCTTAACTATTACGTTTCTCTGGTTCTTTTTTTGCCTTCTTATTTTTAGCTGTCTTTTTGTTCTTTGGTATAATAATTCTGTTGTGAATTGGGCTTTAGAGTTAAAGAGCAAAGGTGTTGATGATTACGTTCAATATTTAAAGCCACTCGAGCTGGAAAAGGTATTGTCAATAATGATTACTGCCCTTGGTACTTCATTAGGATTTATAATTGGGTATTATTTTAAGGATAAAGAAAATCATTCTTAATATAGAGTTATCTCTAAAGATAACGAATTTTAATAGGAGGGCAGAATGTCTGAACTGAATTATGAAGCAATAGGTCGCTGCAAAATCCTTAATGAAAAGATCAAAGATCTTCATGCTGAACGAATGAAAGCTATTGGTGATTTACGTACTGCTGTCTATGCCCTTCATCAGAAAGGGAATGTAAACCTCATCCCACCAGAAATTGTTGAATTCAACCCCCAATCGCTTACATCCCTTGTAGAGAAGGTTGGTCACTATGATGGTGAGCTGATGCGAGCTGTACATGAGTACAACAACTGGTGTGTAGAAGCAGGCGAGAAACCCGTAAAACTTATAAAGCTAGACTGAAACAACAAATTTATGCAAATCATTAGCCTCGCACATGCGGGGCTTTTTTATGCGCACCACACATGCACATCAAAGAGAGTCTTCAATGCCGCCACGAATCCCAAAAGCCTGCCGTGTTCGCGGTTGCCGCCATACCACGACTGACCCGTCAGGCTACTGCGAAAGCCACAAAAGCGAAGGCTGGAAGCAATACAAACCTAGACAATCCCGTCATCAGCGCGGCTACGGTTCGAAGTGGGACAGTATCCGCGCGCGTGTCCTGAAGCGTGACAAAGGCCTGTGTCAGTTATGTCTGCGTGCCGGTGTGGTGCGTGAGGCGAAAGCCGTTGACCACATCATCCCTAAAGCGCATGGCGGCACTGATGCCGACTGTAATCTGCAGAGTCTGTGCTGGCCGTGTCATAAGGCGAAGACGGCCCGTGAACGGCTGAAGTGATAATAATTCTCAACTGTCTGAGGGGAGGGGCGGGTCAAATCCCTGTGACCTGACGTCTTCCGGACTGCCCGCCCCATCGTTTTTTTATACCCGCGAAAAATGAAATTTAACCAGGAGTGCCGCATATGGCTGGAACGGCGGGGCGTTCCGGGCGTCGCCCCAAGCCAACGGCGCGCAAGGCGCTGGCCGGAAACCCCGGCAAGCGAGCCCTGAATAAAGATGAACCTGTTTTTACGCCCATCAAAGGTGTTGAGCCACCGGAGTGGTTCGCAGAAGAAGATCTCCCTCTCGCCACGATCATGTGGCAACTGACAACCAAAGAACTCTGCGGTCAGGGCCTGCTGTGCGTGACTGACCTGGCGGTACTTGAGCGGTGGTGCGTGGCCTATGAGTTCTGGCGACGTGCCGTGAAAAATATTGCCAGCCAGGGCAACACCATCACCGGCGCAATGGGCGGCAGGGTCAAAAACCCGGAGCTGACCGCCAAGAAAGAACAGGAGTCCGAGATGAGCAGCACGGGGGCAATGCTCGGACTCGACCCCAGCAGCCGCCAGCGTCTGATAGGCCTGGCGGGGCAGAAGAAAGCCACTAACCCGTTTCTGAAAATCATCGAATCATGAGCCGGAAATCTTACCCCAACGTAAATGCTGCCAATCAGTATGCCCGTGATGTCGTGCGGGGAAAGATTGTGGCCTGCCAGTTTGTGATTCAGGCCTGCCAGCGCCACGAACGGAAAAGCTATTGCCCGGCATCGACAGTTCTTCAAGATTCATACTGGTGAATGTCGATTGCCAGGCAAGATTATCTAATATTTCCAGCGTTTCTTTGCCATTCAGCCATTTTTTATGATTCACACCATGCAGAATCCACGTTTTGTCGTCTTCAATGGTGGCACTGCGTGCATAAATGTAGGATTCGAGCGAGAGATCGTCGCGATAATGAAATATCTCCACGCCCACAGGCTGGCCCTGTTCATTCAGCGATTTCACCGTCACAAATTCATTACCGCGCCTGGCCCACAGCATATTGCCGGTAATATCATCGTCCTCCCCCAACGCGGTGGCGGTCGATTTGATTTGCAACGCCTGTTGCTGCAATGGCGACGCCACCCACTCATCTATCGCGCCTAACGAAACAGTCCACAATATCCCGGCAACCAGCGCCACCAGTGCAATACGGAAGATAGAAAACCCCGTGCTGCGAATGGCGGTAAGCTCACTGTTTTTCGATAACTGCCCCAGTCCAACAATACCACCCAATAACGCGATAAACGGCGAAAGTTCGACCAGTGTGCGCGGTAAGGTCATTAGCACCACCAGCACCGCCTGAGTCCAGCGATAACCGCCCGGGCTGACATCATCCAGTTCGTTAATCAGGTTGAAGGTGGTAAAAAGCGGCAGCAATAGCCCTGCGGCGGCGGCAAAACCGAGAAAGAGATGACGGATTAAATAGCGACTGAAAACATTCATCGGGAAAATTTCTGCAGCAAAGAGAAGTCGCGTGCGACCAGCATCAGCAGGCCCATTAGCATGAGTCCGGGTACTAACCACAAACCAGGAATGAGGGGAATCGCGCCGTTAGCCACCAGCGTACGGCAGACGTCGCCGCCATAAAAAATGGCAATAAACAGCAACGTCAGTGGCAATAACGTTGAAAATCGCCCTTGCCGCGGTTTTACCCGACTTAATGAAATGGCCAGCAGCGCCATCAACAATGCGGTCAGGCCACGGCTTNNNCNNCNTTNCNGTNNNGCTAGACCGCTTTGGCCCACGAATTGTTTTAGGCGCAGGCTTAATATTCTGGTCATTAATGCAGGCATTAACAGGAATGGTTAATTCTTTTAGCCACTTTATTTTAATGCGTATCGGTCTGGGTATTGGCGAAGCGCCATTTATGCCTGCGGGAGTAAAGTCGATCACCGACTGGTATGCACAAAAAGAACGCGGCACGGCGCCAACGTCAGGCCGTTCCGACTCTGCGCGCTGATAAGCCGCTGGTTGGTACTGGTATGGAACGTGCTGTTGCCGTTGACTCCGGTGTAACTGCGGTAGCTAAACGTGGTGGTGTCGTTCAGTACGTGGATGCTTCCCGTATCGTTATCAAAGTTAACGAAGACGAGATGTATCCGGGTGAAGCAGGTATCGACATCTACAACCTGACCAAATACACCCGTTCTAACCAGAACACCT